AGCGTGCGGCCCCACGGGCTTCAGAGACGCAGAAACAGCAGGCGACAAGGCGCAAACAACAGCTCGCAGCCTCCAACAAAGAGCAGCAGAAGACAAGATTGTTTGAGGCTCTTGCTCGTTTTTCAAACAAGAGCAGCATGATTGAATCGTTCAATAAGAGTTATCCGGATATGCTCAATGATGCCAGTATGAAGATCATCTTCAAGAGCTTGTATGACACAAGTGAGATCTGGGAGAAGGATGAGGGTATCCGCAGCCTGTTTGGTTCTTTGATCTGCAAATATAGCAAATATACAAAACATCATGTCGAATTGTCTGATTACTATATTCTCAGGTTAGCTAGGATATGTGGTGTGGGCGGCGAGATAATCATGCAGGCACCAACTGTTCTGTGTCATATCGGCAATTTATGGGTTATCCAGGAGATCTTGGCAGGTATGAAGCCCCATATGCTCTTGGATTGCTTAAAGAAATTATTGTCATCATCATCTTGTGGGGATAAGATTGTGAGTGTCATCTATTTAGCCTTGGGGTTGTCATACGATGCGGAATATTTTGAATTCATGGTGAGTAATGATCTGATCAGGAAGTGGCTGGTTATGCTGTTAACAAATCATGATGAGCAGGAGGTGGATGCGTTTTTGGAAACGATACCGGAAGAACGGAGGAGTAAGATGATGACGATGTTGCGACAGCAGCGTCAGCGAAGGATGCAGCAGCTCGGGTCTGTCAGACCGGTTCTTGCGAAGCTCAAAGAGTTCAGGGATCAATATGGAGGATCGCCATGGTTTATGACGTATCGCCTTGACGACAAATCCATCATAATTCATCTGCTTCATGGACACATTGAATTATCCGTGCGAGCAGGAAAGGACGACCGCCCTTATTTGGAGCTCGACAACTACTTCTTATTGACGGGACTACAAGGCAGAAGAAGTATCAATCTGAAGAGACAAGATATTTTCAGGTATCTGAACGATATTGCAGAGGCACTGGGCTGCTACATGATTGTGGTCGGCACGGATGCTCACACATACACATCGTCGTCCAAGGTCCAGTTTACGTCACGATTGAAGGATATTTTCTGTAGAGAGGACATGACGACATTTTATCAGAGGGCCATTCGTGGCATGACCATAGTATCATTAAAGCAACTAAAGGCTTTTACGGATGAACGCTTCCCGACAAAACAACAACTTGAACGACTGAACAATAATTATATCAGTATCCGGAAACGACTGATACAGAATGCCGACGCCATCACATGCCGCACAATATACGAATGGCTGCAGCATAATGTCAGATCCATCGAACCCCAATTAAGGACAAGGTTCGAACAGGGTGAGAATGACAGCTTTCTAAGATTTATGAGAGGGTTATGCCAGGACGACGACACGATAGGCCTCCTGACCAATCACTTCAGAAGCACATTCTGGTCCAAACCGTCTTCCCAGGACAAGACGCTTCAACAATTTCTTCAGGATCTGAACACCATGCTGATATCAACACCCTCGTTGGTCATGCTCGTCTAAGACGATGCTTAAGACTCTTTCTTAAGCATGATACGGTGCAGAGGTTACCAGGAGAGGGTGGTGGGGTTGGGGCGGAGTCGTTTGAGGAGGTTCTTCTTGACGGGGTCGACGGTGGTCCAGTCGTTGTAGAGGAGTCCGTCGACGTCGCCGGAGTTGGGTCCGAGGCTCCAGAAGAAGGTGTCGGTCATGTTTTTGTGGATGAGGTAGTCGACGAGGGAGTTCATCCATCCCTCGTCGAGGTCGGTGCGGCCGCCCCATTCACCGATCATGACGGTGTGTCCCTTGTCCCGCAGGAATCCAAAGTCGGTGTCCCACATCTGAGCGAGCAGCGTGGGGTCGGTGGTTGTCGAGGGGACAACGCTCTTGCCGTATGTGTGCGCGCTAAAGACGACGCGTGTCAGGTCGCCCTGGAGTGGGGCGTCATTGATGTTCCAGAATTTGAACGTGTGGCCCCACTCGATGCCCTCGACGAGAACGAGGAAGCTGGACACGTCCTGGTACCGGGTCTGGATCTTGGGAACCGCCTCTTGGAGGAAGAGCCTCCAGTCGGTTGCATAGTCGCCGGTGCCCCATGTCGCCTGGTCGTGGGGTTCGTTGAGCATATCGATGGCGATAATGTTGGGGTGCTTGGGCAGGGCGTGATCGAGGATCCTGAACCATGCCTGAAAAAAGCTATCGGAGGTGTATTCGGAGTCGGTGGGGCTGTACCAGAGGGGGGAGATGTACTCCTTGTGGAGACGGTGGAGGTCCAGCATGACCGCGATCCCCCTCTCCCGTGCGCTCTCGATGATGTGATCCATGATCTGGATGGCCGATAGGCCGGAGGAGGCGGGATCGGCCTTGACGAGCTCACTATAGGGGTAAATATCCCAATTGTGCAGGACAAACTCGGCGGAGAAGGGGATGCGCAGGACATTGATCCCGCAGTCCTTCAGGGTGTCCAGATAGAACCCGACGGGGTGCACCCATAGCCCGTTCGCCACAAAGTCCTGCGTCTCAAAGCCGAACCAGCTGGCACCGGAGAGCCGCACGGGGACGGCCGGTCCCTTCCACCCCTTGTATCCGATGACCTGGCCATCGTGTGCCTCCCACCTCTGGACGAAGCGATCCGAAGACGCCCCCACAATCATCATCATGATTGACGCCAGCAGCCTCAGCATTTTTTAATCATATTCAGTATGTGCTTAATCCGACTGTTCCTATGGATGCGACGGGGTTGCCGGCAAAGTGAATGACGGGAGTGGACATGAATTTGGAGTCGAGGCGTCCGATGAAGCGGTCGGTGCCATCCGTCATTTCGAGAAAGGCCCACTGTTCACCGCCCTCCATCCGGATGACCCGGGTCATTCCGATGTAATCCGACTTTTTGCCGGTCTGTATGGTCCTCCGGATGAACCCCGAAAGTGTCGCCATGACGTCCCGACCGGCAACCGGTGTCTGGAGGATATGGAGCAGGCACGTCTTCATGATCGGGGACTGAGGGGGGCACTTCATGATGTGCCGCATTATGCCGCCGTCAGCATTCCAACAGAACACGCCGTCGACATGCCTCAGGTTATCGTCCCATCCCTGTAGGAGGGACACGCCGGGAGCGATAAAGTACCCGCCGTGGTCGTACAGGCTGATCATAGTCGCAATGTCTGTCATTGAGGATGGAGACAGCCTGCTAAGATCGGGCTCGATATCGAGGAGGATGCCGATCCTGGAGAGGACGGTCGTGTCGATGAGTCGGATCGTCATGTTTGTGTTCTGGTAGGAGTCGGGCGTCTTGTTCTCCACCAGGAATATGTTTGGCACCGTCGTCGAGGAGGCCGACCAGAGGATGATGGGATCCATGATCCAGGAGTAGTGCGTGATGCCCCCCTCCTTGTACAGGGTCTGATCATTCCGTATAAAGACAGAGTTGGTGTAGTAGCTGTATCGGAAGTGCTTGTTGATCATGCTGTCGTCGATATAGATCCCGGGCTCCGTGTCCATGAGGTTGAGGAGCGTCCGCGTCAGGAACAGAGGACCCGTCAGGCGGAGCACATTGATCTTTTCACCGTAGACGGTCCGACTCATGTTCCATTGCCTGATGTTGCGGCACATAATGTCAATGACGGTGCGCATGACGGGATGACCGGGTGTGCAGCACATGACCCAGTTCATAATCTCCCCGTCCGGGTGGTTCAGCTCGGTGGACTGGATCCCCCGGATCCGCGACATGGGCCAGTAAGAGACAACCAGCTTGTTCCGCATCGGGATCGTATCGAGCTTATCGAACATATCCGTCAGGTCGTACGATATGAACGCCTTGATGTCCATGTAGATGCCCCCACAGACGTAGAGGACGCAGTACCGAAAAAAATCGCTCACACATGCCCCGTACATCGGGTTGATCATGGTGAACGCCTCGTGCACATCGGGGGGGAAGTGTTTTAGGAGAAAGGCGCGGATGGACGAGTTGGTGTAGAAGCGGTGATCGGCGCCCGGCGACATGACATTGTTTGGAAAAATGACCCGATTGAACATGCTCGTCGCAATCATGTCGTTCTTCCAACAGATGTGAAGCACCCTGGGGAAGGCGGCGGACTTGACACCGGGTGGTCGTTCACAATCAATGTCAGACACCCTCATGATGATCATGTTATAATCAGGAAGCTCCTCCATGACCTCCCAATTCCCACCACCATCAGACTGATCAACACCCGGCTCATCGTAGACCACAATCTCCGACTCAACCGCAGCAACCCGCCTCCCCCTCCTTAGCATCGTCAGCGCTATAATGACCACCAACCCCACCAAGATTATCAACAACATGACAAGAACCACTATTAATATCATACGTCCAGAATGATGACCCTTTTAGATTCCATTTTTTAAAAAATATTTGTAAATATTCAGCAGCCTCACTCATCTTAAATATTAAATATACCATTATATACCATTATATACCATTATATACCATTCAGGGTTGAATCCAACTTAGGCTTAAGAAGACGATCTTGTTCTTAAGCCGTATTAAACTTTGATAGGGGTTGGATTCAACCCTATGAATAACCTTGACTTGCTCGGGGATCAATCTTGGGGATAGACATGAAGAATATATAATTATTCCTTCACTCGGTAAAAATCTCGGGCTTAAGCAAAATGGCATTGTTCATACAATTGTGGCGCGCATCAATGTTTCCTGCACTGGTATTTTCGTTCATTGACAGCATGAATGACGTGTCGTTTTTAAAATTTGCGTTCCATATTCAGGAATATTATCCCGTCTTTAACGATGCGTATTACGAGCTTCATGTGGCAGGTAGGACGCCGGGGAATATCCAGGAGAGCATCATGACCCCGCATACGAACCGTCCCGAGAGCATCCTGGTCGCCATCATACGCCATTATTCCTCAAGCAAGGAGATTATGGCGAGGCATCTGGTGAAGCTCCTGACCCTGGGTGCTGATCCCGATGGTATAACGTCCGATGGGCCGACATGGATAACCCCGATGGTGGCGGCAGAGATGTTCATCAGGGACAGGGATACGAGGGATCTGATTCAGAGGATGCTCTTCCTGGCCAAGGCCGATCCCAATGAGACGGGGTGGTGCGGCAAGAACGTCCTCCATTATCGGACGATCCAGTACATGAGGGATCCCCGGACGAGCACCCTGACGGATCTGATATCGTGGCTCAACATCCCGTCGGTTCTCGCGACAGTTCCCATGTTTGAGTGGAATCCCACCCTCCGTGTGTGGAATATCCTGGACTATATCGAGAATCATGCGACCGCATCGACAGCGGTCATGGAGACGATCCGACAGGTGTTTTATTGCTTCGATATGCCGATCCGTGAGGAGGACGAGGAGAGGCTCCCCAGCCTACAAGATGTCATGGCTCACGACGGCTATTTTATTTACCGGGAGAGGATCGCATGCCACTGGCAGCTGTGCTGGAAGCACATGTCGTCGGAAGAATGGGTGGATCTGCTGTCCAAGCTGAGGCTGTGGTCGTGCGATGACCCCGGCATCGAGGACTTTATGGGGACGACATGGTCCGCTGTCGAATCGAATCGAAGGGAAAGCCTGTCCGGCAGGTTCATGGTGGACTCGATCGACTTCAACCCGCCCTACAAATTCCCCTGCTCGTGGACGATCTGCATCAACCATGCGGGCAGGGAGTACCAGATGTGGGGCGGCTACCTCCAGATCCTCTTCCGCCACCCCATCCACCCACAGACGGGTGAGCACATAACCGCATCCGAGATCAATCGCCTGTGGGAGGTGCACATGACCAATGTATCATCGAGGCTGATGATATACTGGAAGCGCGAGTTCATCCTGCCGGACAGTCTCCGCGGCGTCATGGATCGCATCAAGGCCTATCATTATGAACACGACATTCTCGGCGCACCGGTGTCGGTGTTCATGACGCACGAGGACTTATTCCGAGACCCCGTCATGCGCACCGAATACAATACACGCTATGTCCTCGATCGGATAACCCACTGGATCCGCAAGATCCACCCTTACGGCAATTTCCATCACATTATGGATCATGACAAGCGCACATCGCCCGCATTCTGGAAGTACATGATGCAGGTATTGGGGCACAGCCCGTCGAGCGGGGCGACCATCATGATGATCCCCGTCGTCATGATACGTCTCAGCTCGTTCGAGTCATGGATGCAGGAGCACACCACCCACAGCACGACCGGTGTGCTGCGGCTCTGCATCCATGAGGAGGAGGATGATCCCCACTCGTGCACCCTGCACCGGCTCCCCATGACAACCCTGATCCTGGCGTTTATCAAATGCACGTACCTGTCGATCCGCAGCAACCTCGACGCCTTCCACTTCAGGTTCGAGGAGGAGTATGCCATTATCGACTTTACCGAAAAGTCCCTCAACAAGTTTTCTCCCAGGCAGATTGTCGAACAGGAGGACGTCTTCTTCACCGAATTCCTCGAATTCTTCCACAACCACAGCTCCAACCACCCCCACGCCACCTTCTCCATGGTCTTCAAAAAGGTCTGCAGCCTCACACGCATCCTCAGACGATCAGAACCCCGCCGACCGATCCGACCATCTACTTCTGCCGACTGACCCTATCGATCGCACGATAAAGCACAAGATTCGAAATATTCCCCAGAACATGAAAAAGCATGTGCGCAGCGACAAACAACCCACACCGCCCCGCATGGAACGCAAACAACGATACAAAGAAGCATGCACCGGCACAACCCATCGGGATGATGTAGACATCAAGGACCCCGTCCCGAATGGATCTAACCACCTGATAAGCAAGACCCGTATTCACGCACACATAATCCATGACTCGATGGACACCGGGCTTCGGATCCCTCCAAAAGTTGACCGACGTGAACAAGACACACGCAGGAACAACCGCCAAATCCCCATGACCCCTCCTCAGCGCATACCATAACGACATTATCGATAACCATGATGTATAATATATCCACTCCGTATACAATAATGACTCATCATGACATCCCATCCTTTTATTACGCTCCCATACGAATAGTTAAGATGCCTTGGTTAAGTCATGAATAAAGGATATTTAAAGAAGGAAGTTCAGATTAAATTGGGATTAATCTGAAATACATTAATGAATGGTTTTGGTATATTTGTCAAATCCGGATTAGATCCGGACTGAACACAACTCGATTTTGTAGACACTTAATAAGTCAACAAATCCTTAAGAGGAGATGCGAGGGAGTGGGGTTTTGAAATTTGTTCGTTGTATCCAACAAAAAAGAAAAATCAGAATATAAATGAAGCATCATTTAAGTGAAGTATATACGGTCAGTCAGTATCTGTGCATCGTCATTATTATCTCATGGCTGATGATGCCTATGAGGCGGTCATGGATGCTGCCTTTTATTTCTGCACTAATGATCCTGGGCATCATGGAATGTCTGCAGCGTTATGATCAGAAGAAGATGACATTTTGGCTCCTCTTGTGGGGCATCTTTTATCATATGTTCCCCATGGTATTGGTCTTTCGGCTCCCTGTCAGGAAGAGGATTAATCGCGGTCGTGTCCTGCTCTTCTATTATGCGGTAGGTGCCCTATTCTTATTCTCATGTCTGATGTCGGATCGATGGCCGTACCTGCTCCCACCGTCCGTCATGGGATCAGGATATATCCTGATCGGTCTGTCATCCCTCATGACAGAAGTGAGCACCTGAGGCGGATTCAAATGAATCTGAATATAAATCCGTGATGATTTTTATTCTGCATGACTGAAATGAGGGTCATGTATGATGGGCGTGAAGTGAGGGAAGGATCGTGTCTTCATCCGGGGGATGCTGTTCCATGCGTCGAGTTCGAGACAAGAACATATTGTAGCATGGTCATGTTCGATCCGGATGCGGTCGGGGGCAGCAAGATCCACTGGCTCGTTCTGAATATCGGTCGAGTGGGGGATGGCACAACCGTTCTGTCGTATGTCCCGCCCAATCCTCCACGGGGATCGGGACTGCACCGGTACGTCTTTTGGATCCTGGAGCATGATCATCGGATACCACCTCCCAGGTTGTCGGATCGATTCATCGGAATACCAACCCTGCTCTCACTCATCGGTGTTCCCATGAGGATTGTCGACACATTCTTCTTTGTCGCACGAAAATAATAATCCGGTATATGAACAAGATGGAGACGATATTTGTTTCAGTGGCATCCTACAGGGACGCCAACTGCGGGGCGACCATCCGGTCGCTGTATGAGATGGCGGCGATGCCCGAGCGTGTCTTTGTCGGGACGTGCGAACAGAACGATCTGACAACCCGGGATCGGGAGGAGTGTGTCCGATGGGACGACCCGATGATGAAGAACTATTACAGGAACATTCGGCGGATCCAGCTCTCCTCGTCGGACGCTCAGGGGCCCTGCTACGCAAGGTTCCTGTGCTCCTTACTCTACAGGGACGAGGATTATTTTATGCAGATCGATTCGCACAGCCTGTTGGTGAGGGGCTGGGATGCAAAGTGCATCGATATACTCAGGACGCTGCCGCCTCGATCCATCCTGTCCTACTATCCCATACCGGCGGACAAGTTCCACCCCGAGCCGCCGCCGTCGACCCCCATCCCGGTCATCCGGTCGGCGTTTGTGAATCCGAGCGGCCTGCTCCAATGGTCCCCCGGTGTCTACACGGACATGAACGAGAAGCCGCTCCTCGTGCCCTTTATCGCCGCCGGGTTCATCTTTGCACCGGGCTCGTTTGTCAAGGACGTGCCCTTCGACCCGTCGCTCCCGTACCTGTTCATGGGCGAGGAGAGCCTGCTGAGCATCCGGGCCTTCACATCCGGGTATGACGTCTACACCCCGCACCAGTCCATCATCTACCACCGCTACCTGCGGTCGTCGGAACCGTCCGTGTACACCGACCACAGGTGGTCCGATGATGCGGCCGTCCGACGGGCGGCGAGGATATGCGGATTACTGCCCGGGGAACCACCGCTATACACGCCCGGACCGACAGAGATGGGAGGAATCGATCCGTTCGGCCTGGGCCATGAACGGAGCCCCGATGACTTTTTTAGGATGATTGGTGTAAACCACAAGACCACCCATCCCGACCCCGTTGTCAGCGTGCCTGTGGGGTGCAACGACCACCGCCGTATCATGGTCATTCTCATCGCGGTCATCCTGGTGCTCATTATTGTCATTATCACTCTTCTTCTTCTCCGTCGTCGTTAGGACTCATGCAGTAATCGTTGATGGGCGGGATCGATGGATCGTACAGACCCCGCTTCTCGGCCTCGAGTAGCAGGGAATCGAAGATCCTAAAGAAGCTGTCCGTGTGCCCCACCTCGGCGCACTTGCAGTGAGCAAGCTCGTGGAGGGCGACATACATGAGCATATTGATATGATAATACTCACCCTTTTCATCCCTCAGGCACAGGTAGACCTTGTGCTTATCGAGCGTATAGCTCTTGGACCCCCGGAACAGGCGGATCTTGTCGGCGTGCCGAAGGGTCAGACCAATGTCGTCCCACCCATTGATGAGGCACTGCTTGCGAAAGGGCTGCACTTCGAAGGGCAGTTCTGCCCCATCGGGCTTGACCACCACCTGACGCGGCAGGTCGATGGTGAGCTCATAGCCGGCAAACACCTTGATCTCATCAAAGATCCGTGCCACGGCCGCATCCGGCAGCACGATGGGCAACAGTCCGTTCTTGAAACAGTTGTTGAAGAAGATGTCGGCAAAGCTCGGCGCGATCAGCGCCCGAAAACCGTACTGCTCCAGAGCCCAGGGGGCGTGCTCGCGAGACGAGCCGCAGCCGA